ATAGTGTCGGTGCATACAACACCTGGCCCTCTAAAGAACCCGCTAATTTGCTCGCAAGTAAACCTATCTACTTCACTACAATTTCCATTCCCGTCACAACACGCTCCGATACCAAGAATAGATGTTTCACAATCAACACAATCGCATCCAGACTCAACTTGAGTAATATCACAGCCAGGAATGTAATCGTTAAAGTTTGAGAAGGATGCGTATAAATCTGGATTGTTGCTAAGAGACAAACATTGATCGGGACTCTGATCATTGATACAATTAATTTCTTCAGTATCGAGTTGATATGTGCAACAAGGGCCAACAGCGTCCCCATTAATTCCTGTCTCCGGAGTTCCACAAGCGTTTTCAATATTTTGTGGTGTAAATCCAAAAGCGGCAGCAATTTCTTGTGAAACGAAGAAGCCCGGACACTCCGCAAAAGTTGAAATTATGGTGTTTCCGTCACCAAGGCAACATGCACCCGTGACACCAGAATCAGTTGTGCCAAAGAAAGGTTCCAAATCGTTGCAGTAGTGTGTTTCACTATATGGTTCTAATTGATTAATAACTGGGAAATTACCCTGAAGATCCCATCCAACAAGATTCCCATACCATGTATCTTGAAAAGAAATGAAAGTAAAGACATCTCTATCACCACTAAAACATGGCTTTTTGATATACGGGAATTTAACGTTACTGCTACTCGTAAATCGGTCAACCGAGGGTGTTGTTCCGGTCGCACCATCAACAATTAAAAAGAAAGAGGAACTGTAATCTTGTGGTGCTTTTTCTATATTTACTGTAAGAGGTGTTTGTCCGTCAGTCACTTCTGAATATTGTGTCATATCAACAACAAAAGTTTTTGCTCGGGACCAATCAATGGTTGCTTCAACTCCCTGAACACCCTCAATGGTTTTTATTTCTACACCGTTTCCTTTTTCCAATAAAACGGTTGGCTCTCTGTATGATTTAACTCTAAGTCCACGAACTTCATTTCTGTTTGAAAATTCTTTTGCCGTCGCACCCTGAAGTCCTCTAAGATTACTTGAACCATCTGTTTTAATTAATTGTCCGGTAAGACCAGATACTGCGGCAAAACCTGATCCACTTAAATCATAATTAAGAGTTACCTCCCCGTCAGCGGAAGTTGTTAAAGTTAAATACTCACCCTGAACATCAAGAGTTCTTAAAAATAAAGTATCCTCGTTAGTAACATTTGCAGCGAGAGTAAATCCTGTGCCAAGATTGTTAAAGTCTATTCTAGTTGAAGTTGATCCCGTATTTCCTAGAACTTTAGAACCGTCGGCGGGACTATATTCAGCCGATATTCCTCTTGCAACGGTGTTCCCGTTGAATATTGTGACAAAAGTAAGTCCAGATGAGGAGGAAAGAATTTCTAAAAAACTTTCTCCAGTTGGACCAGTAGCACCCTTAATTTGTGGGCCAGTCGCTCCAGTTGGTCCGGTAGGTCCAGTTGGTCCCGTTGGGCCTGTGGAACCAGTCGCAGATCGTAAAAAGGCACTACTTCCATAAAATGAGGTCATGTTATAAGTCCAAGATTCCTTTGAACCGTTTCAAGATCACTTTTAACAGTATTTACTGTATTGTTAATATCTAAAAGTGTCGAGGCAGCATTCGTTGACGTAGTAAGTTTATCTGTGACTTCAAGTTCTTTAACCACAACTTTTCTAGGAATTGAAATACCACGAATGTTTTTTACGACCATGGCAACACCTATCGTGCCTGAAGTTATTGAATTACTGACAGAAATTCTTGCCGATCCCGGTGTGGTAATTTGAGGAAGAACAAATTTTGTTACGGTTGTGCTTTTTACAGTATACTCAACATCGTCAATGATTAATTTAACCTTAGTGTTTACTTGATTGAGTCCCGGTCCTCTTTGAAATGTAATTGAATTTGTTGTTGTATCCACTGATTTAACTGTTGCAGAAAAAGTTGTCGCACCACCGACGATTTGTTTTGCTCTCTTACTCACAAGGCTCGCTTTTACAACGCTGTTTGAATCAAATTCAACAACTTCATCGAAACCGTAAACTTGTCCGATAACTTTATACAATTCTTCATACTCAGAAACATTTAATCTCTGAGTTCCCAGATCAACTCGAAGTAATGATGGAGGCAGCGTTTGACCGACATCTAAAAATTCTTTAACTTCTCCTATCAAATCATCCGTGCTTTCGGACGCAATAGATCCACCAACAGCATAACCAATGTAATTGAGAACAATGGCATTATTCACTCCATCATCTGCGATTTGCAAAATTGGCTTGATAACTTGTGTTTGATCGAATGGTGCAAGATTTTGAACGCCGCCAGTTGCAGACGGACTGAGGAAGTAAATGTCGTTACCACCAGTTGCTCCCGTGGTGTCCTCCGATAAATTTGTAAGTTTACTTGATGGATAATTAATTTGACCAAAAACAACAACGTTTAAATGTAGAGTATCAACAGATTCAACAACCCCGATAACTTCTGCATTTTCAATTGTATCTGCTTTTGATTTTCTATAAATTTTATTTGATGGATCCGATACATCGTATCGAATAACATCACCCGCTTCAATTCCAGCCTCCACGGTGTAATCGGAACTTGTTATTGGGATGGTGGCAAGAATTCTTGAACCGATGCTATTTAAATTAACATTGGTAGTCGATGAATTAATATTTGAACTACTTGAACAACTTGACATATTTTACCTCAACTTACGTCGTTATTTAGGTCAGCATCAGCAACATAATGGACAGAAATATTATCAAAGTTAACAAAACCAGCAAGAGGCTCAATAAGAAGACCATCTTTTGTTTTTTGTCCGGTGCGAATCGTTGTTGCACCGGCCTGGGCAACTCTCGTGGCACCACCCAATCCTCTAGATCCAGAGGTTCTCTGGAGATTGGAATTTGCTGTTCTGTTAAACGCATCAGCGGTGAATCCATCGCTTGGAGAGAATAGAGTGACCGTTGGTTCTGAACGCATGCGAACTGGGAATCTGTAATAGAAATCGGAGTCAGGTGAAATGACTGTAAAATTGAGAGAGGTAGGATCGGGTACACCGTTCAAAGTTGTGTCGGTGGCTGTAGCAATATTTGGTGCATAACTTCTTTGATAATACCTTGCACAATCCTCGTATTCTGCCTCTATGGTTTTTGGTCTAGCCGGAGTTGCGGCAAGTCCTCTTTCGAGTTTTACCTGAGCAATGTCCATTTGACCGGGAACTCGAAGAATGTCAAGTCCAACACCAACATAATCAGCACCATTAAAGTTTGGAACTTGAGTCATGTCAGGCATAGAGAATGATGTAATATATTTTGTAAAATCTGTGCCAAGCGAGAATGTACCAAGATTGGTTAAAGTTTCATCTGTTTCGTTATAAACTTGTTTCACAAACGCTGTGCATGTCGCTCCTGAAGTCCCCGCTCTCGCATAGAAGGAAAGTGTCATGTTCTCCCCTCGGAAAGCATTAGAGCCCTCCACACGGTTCTCAACGTGCAGGAAATCCCCTCCAGTGTAGCCTGTGATACTATGATTCAACCGAGTATAGTAGAGTGGATTACCCTCAACCTCCGTTTGTGTTGGAGAGAAGTCTTTTCTTAAAATACTAAAGGTTCCTGATCCTTGTGTCACACCGTTAAGTCTTACCCACCTATCTGCAAAATAAGTGCTTCCTGTTCCAGTGTGTGCGGATCCTACACCAATGCCTCTTTGCCAAATAGTATATGATCCGTTAATTAATTCGTTGTCATTTACATAAGAAACACCACCAGTGTTGGATGTTGCACCAAAAAGAACTGGTGGGGCATTTCTAGAAAATTGAATTGGATTTCCTGTTGATTCACCAGTTAATGGGTTGAAGGATCCAACATCGTGTTTCGGGTGAACAACCACAGCAAAGTCACTGCCAACTAAAACATTAATTCCAACTATTTTGGAACCTCCGCCGGGATTCGTGAATTGAAGTGACCCATCAGTATTTACGAACAGTGGTCCTGAGCCAGTGGTTACTGGTGAGTTAACCACAAAACCATTTGTAACAACCTTGATAACACCGGACGCAAGACCTGTGGTTGAGTCCTCGGTGATAATCCCAATACAATTGTTCATTGAGTTTGAATTATTTCCGTTCGTTATTTCAAACTGACCGTCGTTAAAGGAAATTGCTTTTCCTCGAACAAAATCGGAAGCCATTCCAGTCAGGAAAAATGCGTTGTTATCCGCTTGAGCGGCACCAGTTCCGCCAGTTCCTTGAAGAAGTTGACCTCTAAAATTATAAACGACACCTTGAGTTTCTGATGTTGCAATGAGAATGGGTTTAGAAACTTGACCTAGCACGTTTGGTTCAGTTTTTGTCAAACCACCTGCCGTTGACGGATCTAAGAAGTGAACGCATCCGGGCTCAAGACCACCAGATGGGATATTAACAATACCATGTGTTGCAACGGAAATTGTGTTTTCACCCGTCTCTCCATTTACAATACCAAAAACTTCTGCTCCTGTTGGAGAATCTGCTTTTGCTAAAGTAAGACCCCTTGTGTCTCCATCGAAACGAACAACTTGACCAGCAACATAATCGGCAGTCGCACCAGTGACAGAGGCAGAGACTGTATTTACACCTGTGAATGATTTTGTAAAATCATAAGTAAGTAATCCATTAATTGTGACATCGTTGAATGTCATTCCTTTGCTAACATCACCGCTAAGTTCGACAAAAATATCACCAGATGAAATACCAGTGTTATCACTACCAACACCATCAGAGGTTATACCAACAACTACATTGATACCGTCACCGGAAATACCATCGTAAACCCGAAGAAGATTGAGTTTTTCGATAATTTCTGAATTGGTTTTTGTTGCCCACTCAAAAAAACTCGTGTTGTCGCTCAAATCCGATATTTGAAATGTATTGTCTTCAACGCCCATTTTTACCCCATTAGAATGTGTCTATTAGTAAGTTATTCATGTATTTTACTTTTCTATTTAGGTGATCTACATATAGGACTGGAGCAAAGTCTGAAATAATAGTATCCCCATCCCCATATAATTTTGTTGCCTCGGTAAATTCATATTGAATTCTTTTTGCAACCGTTACCTGATCGTCAACGGATTTTAATTTATCATTCATCAAAGTTTCATCGGTATCGTCACCAGTCACTGTTCTTGTTCGTGGGAGAATTTCATTACTTTTAAATTTTAGTCCAACATAAGTTGTACCGAAAGTAGTTTCTCTGTTCACATCAACTGTGAATTTGTCCAATCCAACATTTTGATTTAGATAAACGTGATATAAAAATCCATGATCTTTTGATGTTCCATTTACTGTTGAAAGACGATAAAATCCCTCGTTGAATTTTATCGCAAGATTATTGCTACTTTTTGTGATGGTAACAGGAGAATATTCGTTCTGTTTTCTTGAAATTGTTGGCACTATTTTTGTTGATATTGGTATGCCCGGAATAATCGGAGTGGCACCGTTCCAGCCAGGAGAGCCAACTCTGTTTCGTCCATCATCTCCATTTGCAGGTGGCCCTTGAAAAAATCCCCATGATCTGAGTGATTCTATCGCAAGATTTCTTTCTATGTAATGAGTTTCTTGTTGCTCATTTAAATCCGATGACTGGAGGGTATCACCCGATGCGAATGCAATATGAGTGTAATTTTTATTTACAGACTCCTCATTTAAAGAGTGTTCTGCTTTTTTCGATCCATATGGTGAAAGCGGACCATACACTGTGGATGATCCTTGTTGCTTTTTAAATGGATAGAGATTTCTTGTCATATTACACCGTTGTTATAATTAAATTACTCATGTATCGAACTTTGCCGGTTGAATGGTCGATATACAAAACGGGGGAAATGTTCTCAATTCCAGTCGAACCATTGACACCCGCAACACCTATACCGGAGAAGTTAAAGGAAACTCTTGCAGCACCAAGACCGTTTATATTATAAAAACCAGCAGAGTTATCTTGTAGTGTTCTATCAGTCGCTCCGTCACCACCACCTTCTGGTAAAACATATGTTTGTGTTAAAAATAATCCAACGTAAGAAATACCAGATGTCGCTTTTGAAATTGTGGTTGTGTAAAGAGATTCACCCAAAGCACCCTCATAGTTAAGATACACAAAGTATTTAAATCCATTATCAACATCGGTTCCTGTTTTCACTTCTGTTAGATAGTAACCTTGATTTAATTGAATTGTAATTGAATTTCCGTTATCAGTTACAGAAACAAGATTTGGAATTTCGGATGATGGTGGTTGAGACTCTGCGGGAATCACATCGAATCCGGGCTGATCTCCGGAACCGTATGGTGCGAGTGGTGTTGCACCGTCCCAGCCTGGTCCACCGTAACGAAGGCTCGTTCCTTCATCTCCAGATCCAGCGTAAGGAGTTCCAACATAATAACCCCAGAAATTAATCATCGTTGCCATCAGAGTATTTTCTTTATAGAAATACTCTTGGACTTCGTTTAACTCTGCCGCTTGAACGGCATAGCCGGGACGAAAGGCAACATATTTGTAGTTCTCCTCGAAAGCATTTGGATCAAACGAATGCAAAACTACTCTACTATTATATGGGGCAACAGAGAGCGGAGTTTGAGGCTCTGTTGAAGAAATTTTAAATGGTAATATTGATCTTGCCATTAATATTTTCCTAATGAATAAATGTATTGGAAGAAAACTTCTCTTGGTGGTGCTTCCACAGAAGCGGTGCTAGAAGTAGCGGTAATATTTGTATCATTTGACGAAACAAGTTTACCTGTAAATGGTGTAACGTTTGGAGTGGAGGTGACTTGAGACACAGTGAAAACGTCGGTTAAATTTGTATTCAAAACCAATTCATCTCCCACATCCACATTATTGGACGCTTCGATTAATTCCAATGTTGCCACCTTTGATCCCACTTGTTTGGTTGAAACAATTTTTGAGGACTGTTTAACTTTTGTTTTTTTATCCTGTCTTAAATCGTTGAAGGCACGCTCACCTGATTGATTAATAATTTTGGTTTTATCGTGACTAAAATCGGATATATTAAACGTTGGAGTTGCACCAAAACTAATAGCGGATGGAGAAGTGACGTTTACTTTTTTCACATTAGAAAAACGTTGAACTTGTCCTGATCCCGTATCTGATCCTGCTTGAAAATTAGTCGTCTGTCCTTGTGTCTGAACATCTCTTATGATTCCATAGCGTCTAAATGTTATTTGGTTTGTTCCAAAATCATCAGCGAGTCTATCGGTTCGGATTCCGACCCTAACCATCACTCTGGTGGCATTCAACAATCTTCTGGGATCAGCAAAAAGGCCGTCTTGGTAGTCTAAATTAATTCTAATTCTGTTTTCAAGACTGTTTGTAACTGACAAAACTGAAGCATCCCTATATCCCGATCCCCCATTAACTAGACTAATGCCATCAATTACAAAACTACTACCACTTTTATAAGTCGTTAATTGAACAACGGCATTTTCTCCAGAACTCGATGATAACTCCACAACTGGATTTTTTGTTGTTGTTGTTAGATCACTAACCGAAAGTCCAGACAAATCAATTGAAACTGACTGAATTTGTCCTATTTTTGCCTTTGCTTCTTTGTAAACATTTGCTTGTAAATAAAGATTTCTATTTGGGCTTGTTTTTCTTTGTTGATCCAAGGCAAGTTCGTACCCATTCTTAATCGTTGTTGTTGAAGCACATGGGTTATCGGTGCAGGTGCCAAGTAGATTAAAAGTATATGATCTATTAAGTGCTTTTGCTATGGCAAAACAATTTGTGCATTTTATGTTTTCGGTGCAAAAATCAAGATCACCCTTAGAGAAGGTGTCTGATGTCACCGGATCAATGGCATCTTCCTTATAATAAAAACAACATGAACCAGACGCTCCTACATTAGTACCACACCCACGACGAAAAGCCTCTTCTCTTTTAGAGACGGACGAGGGCACAATATCATACTCGTTTATGTCTGGAACAGGCATGTAGGTGTTTGAGAGAAAGTTTTTGTCTGCAAGATCGACTTTATACAAAAATCTCCAAGTATAACCATCAGCCAAAATTGTGTTTTGATTCTCTCTCGTGGGTTTAATTGTTGATGTGCTTAATCCAAATTGATCACGTCGATTTTTTTCGTTCGCTCCCATACAAACAAAAACTTCCTTGTCCTCTGTCATCGCATAGTAGTTTCTTTCCGGTCCACTCGCCCCAGTTTCTGGAATACCATTTGAATCATATGGATAGTAAACGTTCCCCGACGACCAGTTAACTCGTCTTGCAATAATAGCAACCTCGCTGTCACGAATTTTTTGGAGGAATGTAATATCCTGCCAAACAGAATTATCATCAGTGATTGTGTTTTTATTTTCTTCTGGGTTCGCACTTTCTCCACCCAAAAAGAAGAGCCAATTACTGTTATCTCCCCGAATAAGATCATACAGGGTTTTTGCTGTGTCTATTCCAATTGATCTCAAAGTTGTTGACATTTTAAATTCCTATTTAAGAGCAAGGTGTGTACGATGTGTTGGGACTATTTTCTGCGGGTGCAAGAAAAAAGAAACTCCCAATATTTATATTACCAAATGCCGACGCTGCCGATCCCTCGACGGGGATGTCATCCGACCAGCCGGGGTGAGCGTGTGTCGTGAGTGAGGTTCCATCGCCGTCTAAATCAAGTGTGCAACCGGCAGTGTAAGTAAGACCGGTTTGATCAAACAATCGGTAAGCGTTGTAGTGACCTAAAATTGTTGTTTCTTTAGCACCAAACTCACCCTCAAAATCTGGTGGTGGAACGTAGTCATCATTTGTGGTATTAAAGAAAACTTTAATTCCAGCGGGGTGTGCAAGTTCAGAGTATATTTCCTGCTCAACTTCATCTAAATCATATGTTAAGTCTAATCCCACTGCTTCACCCAAAGCGGTAGAAACACTTAAGAGATAAGAATAGTCTTGATACCAATAACTATCTTGAAAAACTGCTTGTCCCAAAGGTTGATCGGATATTAAGAGATTACCTGAGGCACTTGGTGCAAACTCAGGAATACCACCATCCGTTCTCAGAATATATTTTTTTGGTTCGTCAACTATGACGCTCGCACCGACAACCTCAAACAAAGTTCTGAAATAGTAATCAAGTGCCGCTTTATTTGTTTTCTTTTGATAAAAATTTTCACGAATGCCGCTAATAAACTTAATTAATTGATCCTCGGTAATTGGATTTGATGGATCATTCCAATATGTCTCTAATCCCTCTGCGTATTGCGAAGCGATGAGAGAAAGAATATCTTTACGAAGTTTTTTATCGTAAATAAAATCTCTATCGTCAGTTGATGTTCTTGCAATTGAATCAATATCTAATAAACGATATACGTCTTCGGACGTTAAGAAATACCCAGATCCCTGAGAATTTGTCGTATTTGAAGTATAAACCCAATCGTAATACTCTGTTACAAGACTAATAAAATCGGTGTAGCCTAGAAGCGTGAGATATGCGGGCAAAGCCGGGTAAATATTATAAAATGCGTTTGATACACCATCAACTCGCTGAGAGCCAATTGGTTGAAATATAGTTGGTGCGTTTTCTGGACTTGCCGGTAAAAATTCTCTACTCGCTTGAGAAAAACTATTAAGATACAAGGAGGAGATTTCATTAAATCTATACTCTTTGTTCTTTTCCGTATTTTTAAATATTGCACCGTACATTAGAGTTGATTAACCGTAACTGATCCCTGTAAAACACGAAGAATAATTTCTTGCTTTGCGATTGCTTTCGGTTCCTTGAAATTTGCGGTAAATGTAACTAACCCAGTTCCAACATTTTTAAATATTCGAATCAGTCCTCTGTTGTAATCAATTTCACCAACACCACTCGGTGCCACAACAGAAACAAGACCCGACGAATCTCTTGTTACGAGTCTAAGTGGTGAAAGTCCAAATCTGTTTGGAGTAATTCCGCTATCTTGAATAAAAACACTACTTAAACCAAACTTGGGAGACGTAAATGGAGTTGAGGTTATTCCATTACCGGCACCGGCAAAATTAATTGGATTCTTAAAAGTAAACTCCTTGTCCTCGTTGTCTGAGAGTGTCTCTACTTTTGAGACGTTAAAGGAAATCTCAAGCGGAGTGATTACTGCCGGTTCTGTTCTTTTGATCAAAGCAACCAAATCACTTACATCAACACTGTTGTTAAACTTTACTTTTCCATATTCGGCAGCGATTGCATCAAAAATGGCTCGTTCAACCTGTTCACGAGTTCTAGTGGTGCCTGAGCCATTAAAGTTTATCACATAGTTTAAATTCATCGTGATATCTTCCGGTGCAAGATATTCTGGGATGATAGACACTGGACATAACTCTCGTAATTTTTCCGTGATTGCAACAGAGTTTGCGTCGATAACACCACCCGCAGCACCATCAATCGTGGAGATGAAAACTCGTCCGTAATACGGTGGATCTGTCTCCTCGCCACCAAATACGACTAAAGATTCATCAGGTGATTGCCCTGCCGGAAAAAATTCTGGTATCGCAGCACGATAATCGTTTTTTGTGACGGCTCTTCCCTGAGCAGCGAACCATTTTGGTGCAAAGAACTTTACTAACTCTGGATCTGGTTCTAAACTACCACCAAAACTTCCAACTCGTAAAGTTGGTGTCCCTGTGCCCGAGGCATATGTAAAGGATCGAACTCCATTTGCAGATGGACCGGTAGGGATAAGATATGAAATCCTGACGATATCCGTGTTTAAAATTTTTCGTCCGACATTATCAGTTTCAAGACTTTTGTTAAGAGCAGAGTATTCTTCATTTCCTCTCGCCGAAAATATAATTTTTACTGATCGACTTTGACGTTCAGTAAAATAAACTTTACTTTCCTCTGTAATATCATAACTAACATTTGAGAGTCTTGTGTATTCGGTAAAAGTCTCTCCGTTATCCTCACTTACTTCAATAACCAAAGAATTTAGATCAATTCTGTCATCACTAAGAATGAGTCTTTGCCGATCAATATCAATTTGTGTCGTAACATCACGATTTAAAACAAAATCTTTGGCTTCAAACAAAACAACTTCGTTAATATTTCCGCTTGTGTCTGGATCATACGAATTTAAGGTGAAAAAGTTATAATTTGCACCATCTGGTGACGTTCCAACAAATCTAGAGTATTTTGGGATTGTTGCTGTTACATTTGCCATCGACACCGATGCTCTAGCCGCTGATCCGGCAGGAACCTCGAAACCAAGTGGTTTAGAAATTGAAATTAATGATTCGATTCTTTGTGCTGAGTCAAGGTATAACTCATTTGCTATCATGTTTGAATAAAAGGCATAATACAGGGTATTATATGCGAGAGCGTCAACAAGAACTTGAATTGCAGAGGATTCAAAATCAAAATCTTTGAGTGGACCCTCTGTTCTTTTTAGATACTCGATGATGCTTGTCTTAATGTCACCAAAATCGAGATCACCGATCTGAATTTGATTACCAGAAAGCGTGAGAATACTCGTCGCAGTTGCCGTGCTTGCTGCCGATGCCGCTGGAACCGATATTCCTGATAAACTGCTATAAACTGACATTAAATTCCTCTTTCCAGTTCTATTGTGATACTTCTTAGTGTTTGCTCATTGACTAATCTAAATTGAAGATTTATGCTTATCATATTTGAGTCTATATTATTGGTATCAAAATCAAGTCCAACAAAATTAACTCTTGGTTCAAACGCTCCGATTGATTCCTTTATGTCCTCTTGAATTCGAATCATTTGAACCGGATCAAAATTTTCAAATATCAAATCAACTATATTGCTACCAAACTCCGGTGAAAATCCTTTTTCACCAGGTCTCGTCAAAATGAGATTTACAAGAGACTGTCTAATCGCATTGATATCTTTTTTCACGGCAAGACCGTGAGGTGCATCACCAGTTTTAGTAAACTTTAAATCAAAATCAATGAATCTGTCTCTTGCATCCACTCTTGTTGACATAGACTTTCCTCCAAACTATGTAGGTCATTACTGCTCGTACTGGGGTTCAGATCCACCACTCGAATCTTGTGGTGATGAATCTCGTGTCAGAGTGACACTCATTATATGATTTTGTAAACTCATTCTATGATCTATCTTAGAGACAAGATATTTTCCAGAAGTTCTTCTGAAGACTTCGTTTCCGGGAGCATCGGCTTTTCTTGGGTTGACAACGTTTATGATTGTCCCCGGACGTAAAGTGAGATCCCCCGGCAAAGAAGCAACGACAGTCTGTGAGGTAAGTTGAACCATATGTGCATCACGGAGAAGTGTTGTTTTGTCTGGTGTCGACCAAAATGTTGCTTTAGTTCGATAAAACGGCAGAAGATCCTTAAATAGTTCACCTCGTTGTGGGCAATTGCAACTATAAGGCAAGTCTGGATCAGAGTAAACACATCCAAGATACTCGGGTCCAAGTTCAGTTTCGATGAAGTCACATTGACTGACCTTTAATTCCTCTTCGAGTTGATCTATTTCAGTTCGAGTTGGCTCTTTTAACTCTGGATCGAATGCAGACTCGATAGCAGTGATTGGCTCACCTGGCTCTGGTTCATTTCCCTCTAGTCCCAGATAATCCGGTCTTAATTCTTGCATGGGACAGTTAAGATATGGATCATACTCTTCATCTGTTTGACCCGGCTCTCTTTTTGGTGGATTCACTGGACCGGTATTTCCACACTCGTAATTTCGACAAGGTGTGGACTCCTTGCCATAAACTATAAATTGTGCGGAGAAGTTTTTCTCAAGTAAGTGAACATAATCATTATCCTCTCCAACACCTTGATTTTTTGGAGGAAGTATTGGTGGTGAAAATACACCATACTCTGCTTCACCCGAAAGATCATATTTCCATAAATTTTCCTCTGGATATTCTTCAAACGGTGCGGGATCTCTCCACAACCTTCCATACGTTGATGTTTGAGCATCATTTGAATATCCGGTCGTGCTCGATAAATGTTTTGAATAAAATGTTTCCCCGTCACCAATTGTATCAAATGGACTTCCAAATACATCATTACCAAAAGTTAAGTAATATGGTGGAGTCTCTCCTCTTTTTAATCTGTCTAAGTGATTTTTATTTATTATTGAATTTGGGGTAACTACATATGGATCTTGTGGTAAGTGATGATGCCAAGTTTTGGGAAAATAATCAAAATTGCTGATCGGCTGTGTTTCCTCTCTAAGTAATCCATACATCTGAGCATCTCTTTGGAAAGTTGACTCTTTATAAAATACATTAATGGGATCAATTTTTTCGTTCTCCACTGCCTCGGCTGGATACAGATATGGGTTGTCGTGAGAAACATTGTTCTGCACAGTTCTCCACGCATCTGTTCGTGTAACAGCGACATCAAATCCATATGGATCCATGCCAATAACACTGACATTATAATTTGCTGATTGTCTACCAAAAGGTCCTGCTGTTATCTGGACATTGTATGGTAAATAATATTCTGAACCTGCATCTCGAACAAAGCCATATGGGAAGTCCTCCAAAGATTCCTCTCCAATCGGCTCTTCAAATTCAACACGAATATAGTGTTGATTCTCAGCAAGGAATCTTCTTGCAGATTGATAATTTTCCTCAACAAACTCCGTAAATATTCCCTGTTCTTGCTTTAGTTCAAACCACTCAGCGATACTACCCAATCCATACACAGCACCGAAATTAAGTTTTTCTGGGTTGAATACTGGTCTGTTGCGTCCATCGTTGTAAAATACCTTTGGATCTTCGTCTGCGGTTTGTGGATTTACTTGACCATCCCCACGAAGATATGATTCTCCAATAACATAACTGTTAATACCGAGTCCTTGAACACCCGGCATCACATGGAATCCGCTTAACTCTGCGGTATATTTTGCGGGTTCTCGTGGGAAATTTTCGATAACGAATCCATTTTCATCTCGAAGTGGCTCAGGTGCTGGAGGATTTGTAAGTTGTGTTTCATACCATATGGGTGACGACTCAAATTCATCAATGAATCCACCGTAACTTGCCCATCCAAAGCCCCCAGCAACATTTCCACCAGAAACTGATGCGTAATTAAAATTATCCCAATAATCACCATAATACTGACCACCTCTGGAGGTGTAATCATAATTATATCTATTTTGCCAATAGCCGTCGTACCACCACCTATTTCTATAGAATGGTAAGTAACCACCCCAACCATTATAGTAATTTAACCAACTAGAACCTCGACCACCCCAATATGAATTTAGGACTCCAAGAGTTACTGTATAACTAACGGGGACATCTTTTATGTAACCGTTCCCTCTGTCCCAGACTCTTCCCTCATAATTGTACGAGTTACTTAGATAAGGGAATGATTTGATTCCGGGGGAACACGTTGCGGTTCCATTAAACAACTCTAATTTTTGATCATAGTATGGGTGTGGTGCCTCTGATTCTTCTTCACCAAAACCCAAGTAGTTTATAAAATAGTCATATGAGTCAGCAACGTCCTCTTTTAAAGATTGTTTTTTTGCTAAAACTTCATATCTACTACCTCGTATTTTTTGACGAGTGATACTTTTTATATTTTTAAAGGTATTGGTTGAAACTTCTGGAATTTCTAAATATGGTTTTTTAGATTGAACATAAACTTTTCTATTAACAAATTCATCATAGTCTGTGAATAAAAGTTCTTTATAATCCAAAAATTCTGCTATGGTTTCCTGTAAAGCATCATATGATCTTTGGTATGCTCCAATAACACAATTGGGACTGTTTATATCAGAAACAAATCTTCTTTTCTTTATTCTAATAGGAAACCCACCATCTGGGTTTGGTTCAATGATTTCTTCCTGTTGACCATCAGCACCTATAACTGGTTCATCATAGTAACAACCACCACACGGCCACAAAAAAGTCCAACCATCCGCAAATTGATAATTCTTTCTATCAGCAGTTGCCAGTTCATACGCTCTGGTCGTTTCAAACGGAGGGACTCCTCCAGAATTTGTGCAAGTATTGATCATACTTTGAATACCAGATAAATGTTGTTGCATCGTCCAAATTCTACCTTCAAGTAAATAACGAAGACCTTGCAATTCTCCAGACTCACGAAGTCTATAAAGAGTTTTTATCGTTTCTTGTAACGCAGGATCCGCTTCGACTCCCTCTTCCTCCTCAAATTGATAACTTGAAAAGAAGCCGTTTTCATTTGCTCTTGGATCATCGGGATCATAGTTAACTGCATCGGTTAAAGTTCCGGCCGCTGCAACACTAAAATCATCATCGCCACTTGTGGTGTTTTTATCACCAGTGTATCCTGCATCTGGATTGTAATTTTTCAAACAACAAACGGAACAGCGATAAGCGGACCACTTTTCTTTAAGTTCTCGCTTTTCCTCTAGTTCTTTTTTCTTTTGCTTTTGCTCTTTCTTAAACTGAATAAGTTTTTTCAGAATACTACCATCATATTCAACATGATCAAACATGGGCTGCCACAAAACTCTAGAACCAGTGTCTCGATCTTTTTTGTAAACTTCACTATATTCTGTATGTTCATTTCTCATTCTAATTTGAGGATCATTGTATATTGAGTCCTCATAGTAACCGTGCATTGTGTCATATCTTCTGACAGCAACACTGGGAGTGTATTCTTCAAATTCATTCGAGACAATTGGATACTGTTCGATTCGTTTAATTTTGTCAAACTCTTCAAAATACGAATATTGAACCAGTTTACCCACATTTTGATGTGTGCTTTTTGATGAAATAAAATCTAAATAAGGGTCCTCATAATTTGGATCTACACGCTCATATTCAGAGATGAGTGCTGCGTTGTGGAATAAATTTAGTGGTGAAAAATCAGACATCGGAACAAAGTTTAAAAAGGCATTTCTTAAATCGCCAGGAGTGTTTTGTTCAATAATATAATTTCTTACATTTCTTTCCTCATAATCACTAATGATTTTGTTTACAGACTTGTAATGCCAACCATCTAAATCTTGCCAAAACAAATAATTTGCAGCGTTAATATTCGTTTCTGGGATTGATTTTTCAACCAAATAGTTCATTAACTTTATGAGGGGGAGTTCACCAACGGGTTTTCTATGGGGGTAAAGAGTTTCATTTTTCTTCAACCAAACATAGTTTGCCGTTGGCTCAATTTCCATGTCAAGTCTGTTTGTATTTTCTTCAGATGGATTGAAAAACTTTTCCGCAAGAATATTTACAAGTCCCTTTTCGTCAGACTCTTCACCATCTTCCGTTGACGTTGCAATTTTTAATACAACTTCATCTGTGTCAGATTCCTCACCACCGTTATCTTCATCATACTCAAAAACAGCAGAACCCGTGTAATTGGAAAAAACGTTTTCTGAACCACCAAATTCTACAACCCATGTCAATCTTTTCTCATTACCAAGCATCGCTCCCTGAACCTCGTCGGTTGCTGGACGAAGAGAATGAACGAAGAAACGAAGTTGCTTTCTTGAATCTTCAACTTCCGGTGTTTCAATGTCGAGAAACAAAAGTTCACCACCAACAAGAGGTAGAGCCTCACCAATGTTATTTGGTTCATGGAACAATAGTCTCCCGTTGACACCGGCTGTAAAAATATTCTCTTTTATCTCAAGACGATCAAAAATCTGAGTGATATCACTTCTCATGATATCAATAATTTTTCCGGATCGTTTTACAATAGCAGCAGAACGTAAATTAAAACTCGCAACGGAAGCATCAACCATAACCACCAATTCCTTCAGATGATAAAGAGATAATAGAACTCTGAGTTCCATTCTGGGAAAGGAGTTTTTTAACCTCACCCACAATTAAACTAGCAAATTCTTTTCTAATTAAACGTATTGTATTTGAAGAGTTTTCGTCCAACTCAGTTTGAATAGTTACAACAGAAATATTTGAGTCTTGAATAATACTATCTTGTCCGTCCAAATATTTTTGTAAAACAGTTGTCACACTGGTTTTCTTTTCATTCGTCGGGTATAAGTTAACATCAAGATTGTTAAACGCAGAGGCCGTGGTAAGTTTCAATGACGGACTTAACACATAACCATCTTTGTGTCTAAAATATAAAACGGCATTTCTTAAGTTTTCAATTCTTTTTGGTGTTAACTGATTTCCAAGAGTAGTAAACTGACCGTTTCCAGTTTCCCGAAAAACATAATATGTGCTAAGACCGCTTGTTCCCGTCGTAATTGTTGATGAGGTAAAATTGTGATTTCTTACTTCGGTTTTATTTAATGAAAAATCATGATCATAAACAACACCATAATCTCCAGAAACTGTGCCCTCTGCGGAAACATCATATTTTGCAATAATATCACCTTTTTGAAGTTTCATTTCATCATCAAAGAAAAAAGCATATCCGGAGTATTGATTGGAAAGAACTCGATCCTGATCCGCAGAAAATCTCGGCCATTCAGTGTTTATATTTTCTATGTCGTTTGCCATTAGGACTAACCAATACAATGATGGATCCTCATAGTATTTGTTCGCAATACCCTCAGGTCTTTCTCCATCAGTTAATGTGTAATACTCAAAAAGTTCAGGTTTATCCAAAAGACGTTTCATTTTCACATTACGAAAAATATCTAACATTTCAACTGAAACGTCATTAGGAAATTTGTAACTTAATTTTGGAAAGTTGTTAAAATATTCCATCAGTCAAATAACCCACTTGCATCAATACTTGAACCCGCTTGACTTGTAACAGAGGAGCGACTTCGAATTCTTCCGTTGACGTTCATATTTGGCTCTAGTTCTAAGTATTGTAAATTAATAATCGTTGCGATTGGTGCGTCGTTACTTGAGGCAAAAATGCCGTTCAGTGGTGTTTTGTCAACACTAACTTGAGTGAGAACGGAGGTTTGTGGGTTACTTGTCCAAAATTCTAAATTTGAATTCTGAGATAACGTTTTTGCAATCCCAACTCCTGAAGGATTTGTCGTGTATGGCGTCCACGACCAAAGTGGTGGGTGAATCATTGCATTGGCAGAAATATTACCAAGAAGACTGGTTGCGGGGAAGGGAAGAGCGTATGATTCAAACGCTTTTGCAATTCTACCAATTGCTGTTGCCTCCGCAGGAGTTCTAGCGATCAATGCAAACGAAAAGTTAAATGTTCTAGGATTTGCGGATTGGAATAAACTCTCACCCGTATCCATACTAACTCGACCAAGATTTCCACCAACAGTTAAATCAATGATACTTTCAGTTATCGGATCAAAAATACCGCCTAAGAGACGCCGTCCCGCACCCAAAAAGTTCCCCGTCTTGAGTTTATCAAGACTACTTTTTATGACCTCAATAAAGGGTGTTTCGTTGCTTTGATCAACTTCATAATTAACATTTGACGTTGAGTTCATATTTGTGGGCATTGGTAGTAGGATATCAACAAGTTTACCTGGTCGTCCACCGGCTGCTTTTTGTGCTCTTCTGTTACTATATCTTTTGGCTGAGAAGTTGAGCCAGTATCTAACTTCGTTTTGTCTATAAAATGGGTAATATAGTTTAACATTTTCCGTTGGATATGCTCCAACAATTTGATCGTCTATAATATCGGGATCATATTGATCTTCTTCTGCCATTGTTACCCCCGCCTAAATATAGTATGGCATATAAAACAGTTTACAAACCGTTAAATGAATCTAAGTATGTAGGTGACTCCACCAACATTATATGTAGGTCGTTATGGGAACGTCGTGTGTGTAAATACCTTGACACAAACGAAAATGTGATAAATTGGGGGAGTGAAGAAATAACCATACCGTACATTTCTCCTCTAGACAATCGAAGGCATCGTTACTTTCCGGACTTCATCGTTAGGATAAAAGAAAATAGTGGTGACGTAAAGACAAAAGTTATTGAGGTTAAACCATTCAAACAAACAAAAAAACCAGAGCGAGGTAAAAAAAGAAAAGCCACATATGCAAACGAATGTGCTACATATGTTGTAAACCAAGCAAAATGGAAAGCAGCGGAGAATTTTTGCTCTAAAAAGGGTTGGGAATTTCTGGTTTTAACTGAGAAGGAAATATTTTAATGGCAAAAGCAAGACACCCATCAAACCCTGATGCACTAAGATGGAAAGTCATTTCCAGAGGACTTCAACGAGCAAATCGGTTCGAGGTCTTTATCAACGTCGAGGGAATTGGTACTTTAAGTATGCCCGCACAAACGGTATCTCTTCCCGGCAGAAGTTTCCTTGGAATGCCAGACGACATCGTTGCTCAGGGTTCAAACCCACGAATAGTTCCGATGAGAAGAGCGTATGGTGGAGAAGCAACCATCCTGCTTGGTTTTTTTATAGATCAGAATTGGTTCACCAGAGCGTTTTTTGAAAAATGGTCAGACAGATTTTACCCATTAACTCAAGATGTTTCTGATGCCTACCTTGTTCGCAGTGGCAGTTATGCTAATCTTGCAGAAGGCTCAACCATGAGGATTTCTTTTTTGGATTTAGAGGACAATATTCGATGGCAAATGCGAGTCATTGAACCTTATGTTTCAACCATCATTCAAGAAACATATTCACAAGAACAAATGAATCAACTTGCTATGCTCAATGTAGCGATTGGTTTTAAAGAATACATACCCGAACTTGGATCTCTTGGGAGCAATCCAGCAAGTTATTGATAATAGGAGAAGATAATGAGCATACTTGAAGCGATACAAACAACTTTACCAAAATATGAGGTGGTTATTCCGTCAACGGGATCAAAAACCACATTTAGACCGTTTTTGATGAAAGAACAAAGAGTTTTGATGATGGCAGATCCGGAAAAATCATCCGAAATGCTTTTAGCAATTGCCGCAGTTGTTGAAAACTGTGTGGATAATGTCAATGATGCAAAAAAGATCCCAATGCACGATTTAGAGTATCTTTTTTGTCAAATTCGATCAAAATCTGTTTCTGAGATGGTTGAACCGATTTTTACTTGTCCAGAAACGGGTGAAAATATTAAAATTGGAATTGATTTAACAAAAATTGACATTTCGAGAGGCAATCCGGCCTCTGAAATTAAAATTAACGATGAAATTACCTTTCACATGCGTTCTCCAATGGTTCGGGATTATGTCGAAGAAAACAACACTGATTTTGATAGCATTCTTTCACATTGCATTGAAAAAATTGTTGTAAAAGATGAAGTATATGAAGGTGTTTCTTTAACTGCAACCGAAAAAGAAACCATACTGGAAAATCTCACAAAGGATCAATACTATAAAGTTCAAGATTATCTTCTTGAGCAACCAAAAATTACAATAGATGCGCCATACAGAACATCGGACGGCACGGAAAGATCAATTAAACTGGAGGGAATGAAGGATTTTTTCGGCTAAGTCTTTGCCATGACTCGTTAGAAACAATATTCAAAGTTAATTTTGATTTGTTCATACACTTTAAGATGAGTTTACTTGAAACCGACATGATGATTCCGTGGGAAAGAGACATTTATGTTGAATTAGTAAAACAACATATCGAAGAGGAAAACAAAAAGTTACGGGAAAGACAAAATGCAAGACAAACCCTTAGATAAAATTATAGACTCTCTTGGTGGAAAGAAAAAGGGGAGAAAGCGGAAGAAAGAGACTACACCAACTCCAATGAGTGAGGTTGAATTTTTCAATGCAATCCAGACCACCAGTAAGAGTGGGGGGTTTGATCAAGAAAAGTTGGAGTCTGCCACCGAAGCAAAAGAAGTTTCATATGAAAAAGATTTTAGTGAATTAAAAGATATGGTGCAAGAAGTGTTGAGTAAGAAAACACCAAAAGAGACTAAATTCAAAAAAATTGACCCACGAGATATCAAAAAACTTGACAAATATACTTTTAAAACGGCAGTAATTAAAACTGAAAAGGGTGTAACACAACTCCCCGCATTACGCACAGGTGGTGTTGTTACAAGTCCAACACAAGCATTGATTGGTGAAAATGGACCAGAGGCCGTGGTTCCATTAGAAAAATTACAATCTCTTTACGATCAAATGCCCGGTATAAGCAGAGAAGGTTTTGGAACGTTGGTAAGAAACTTTATGCC